TGCACCGCTGGGACGCCCTAATGTTCTTGCGGTGGACGGAGTCAAAGGCATTCGCTTACCCAACGGGCTACACATCAAGTACCCGAACCTGAGACGCTGGACAAATGAATCTGGAAAAGAAGAACTTGTATACGACACCAAAAGAGGCAAAGCCGTTATCCCCAATCGAATCTACGGTGGCAAAGTTATTGAGAACGTCTGCCAAGCACTGGCACGTATCGCTATCGGAGAGCAGATGCTCCTCATCGCCAAAAAATACCGAGTCGTGATGACCGTCCATGACGCTATTGCTTGCATCGTACCCACAGCCGAAGCCGAGACTGCTCGGGAGTTTGTGGAGATGGCGATGCGTATCCGTCCCAAGTGGGCATCTGACCTGCCGCTGAACTGCGAGTCCGGCGTGGGTCTTTCTTATGGAGACTGCTGATGAGTTGGTTCAAGAAAAAGTTCGCCCAGTGGTGCAGAGAAGCATGGGAAGACGCACAGAAGGAAAGACGTGATGTCCTTGCAAGTCCGAGCACTGCGGAGCAAGACACTGAAACGCCACCCAAGATGCGCTTTGCCATCCTCGAAGCCATCAACGGACGCTTCATTCAAATCGCAACTTACAAGCCGCAACAGCGTGGGTCTGACTGGATAACAGAGTATTACCTTGTGCCCGAAGGTAAGAAAGTCTCCGAAGCCCTGACTCTACTGATGCTCATGAAGGGAGCCGATGATGCACCAAGCCGTTGAACTCATCCTGAAACGCATGGAGAGTAACCCTGACGAATTTACTGGCGACAGTAAAGATCGTTGGATGCGGATGATTAAACGCTACGAAGCCTTCTTCAATGATGAAGAACGCAAAGCCATAACGGAAAAACAGAACGCCATCATGATGAAAGAGTTCCACAAAGAGGTTATGGCTGAACTGCTCTATGGTGAAGACCGCCGCCGAGAAGAACGTGAAGCCCAAACGGAAATGGCACAGATGAAAATGCAGTCGCAAATTATGCGAAACGCCGCTCAGAACCTTTCAACCATTCAACCGGGGTCCATCTATGCACTTGCTGCTAACAACGTAGCGTCAGGCACAGTGACCATCCAAGGCACTGCAAACATTCAGTCCGACACAATGACGCTGGGTGGGGAATCCATCGACAAGTCCCTTATTCAGAAACTCAAAGAACTGGTGAAATGAAACAAGACATTCTCGTTGACTACGCTGCCCCTTGCTTGAAAGCAGAGCGGGCGCTTAAAGACCTTCACGAAGCAATGCTGATGCGCGACTATGAGCAAGCCATTCATTTTGCGCTGCAAGCACTCGTTGAGACAAAACTTACTTTGAACGCCATCAAACATGAGCAAGAAAAGTACGCAGGATAAGCACCCGAGTGGCCTCACTCAGGAGCGATGGGACTGGCCTTTCAAGACCACAGATGAAAAGGTCTTGGTGGCACAGTGGTTCCGAAAGGAACAAAGGAACGAGAAGCGCAAGCAACTCGACAATTTTGAAGAATCACCTTTTTAGGAGTGAACAAATGAAAGCCCAAACCAAGAAGTCCAAGATGATTGCCTTTTTCAAGGCAAACCCAAACGCCAAACCAAAAGACGTTGCTGCCAAGTTCAAGGTAGCGATGCCCACCATTTACGCTATCCGTAAGCAAGCACTGGGAGCCGACTGGAAAGTTGCTGCAATCATGACCAGCAACACCCCGTTGATGGCTGATGAAGTGCTTGATCACGATGCTGCCAACCTTGTTTACCAAGCATCCCTTGGTAAGAAACGCTTTCAAGAGAGCGACAAAGCCAACGCCCAGCAATATGGTGGTGACCATTACATCAACATGGGTGTGCAACCGTGGAAGGCGATGGAAGCATGGATGTCTACGGAAGCATTCGCTGGCTTCCTGCGCGGCAACGCCATCAAGTACCTTGCCCGTGCTGACAAGAAAGGCGGCGTGGAAGACTTGAAGAAAGCCCGTCACTACCTCGACAAGTTGCTCGAAGTATTGGAGACATCTAAATGACCACCCTTGCCGAAGCCAAACAACTTTTCGGCGGGGCAATCCGTGGCGAGGGGATGGATTGCCCTTGCTGCGGGCGGTGGGGGAAGATCAACCCCTACCAAATTACCAGCACTCAGGCCAAGGGTCTGATCTGGATGTACACCAACTTTCCTCGGAATCACTGGATTGATCTTGGTCGTGCTCCTGATTGGATACTGCGCTCCAAACCCATGTCTACTGCTAAATGGTGGGGTCTGGTTGAACCCGCAGCCAAAGATGAGGGGGATGCAGATAAGAAAGCATCCGGAAGATGGCGTCTGACGGACAAAGGTCGTGCGTTCGTCATAGGGCGCACCCTGATTCCCAAGTACGCTTTTATCTTTGACAATGGTTGTTTCGGTTACTCTAGCGATATGGTAGACATCCGAGACTCACTCAAGAAACGATTTTCCTATGAAGAACTGATGGGCAACTCCATGCAGAGACTGACATGAAGTGGGTCTTTGCTGTCTTGTTGGTTGCGTCTATCGGCATAGGCATCTTGTTCTTGGGGTACTACCAAGGGCGTGAAGCCTACATGGCTGGTTACAACGCTGGCTACATGACTGGGTATGTGAATGCAGGAAAGGAGCAATGTGGAAAACGCTGATGAGAAAGTCTGGAAGTACTTGGTCGAACACAAGACCCCTGTGTTGGCATCGACACTTGCCAAGCGATTTATGTTCAGCCAAAGCCACGTTGCTCGTATTCTGCGAGACTTAGAGCAAGCAGGTAATGTCGAAGCAGTGCGCATCGGCAGTCAGAAGTTTTACCGAGTGAAGCAATGACGTTTGCAGTTGACCCAAACATGAGAAAGAAAAGCAAGTACCGCCCAAAACCTGTGCTGCTCAATCCTATCGGATACGTTCTCGAAGGGCTGGAACCAGTGCGGTCTCACACCTCCCATGCAATCAACCTGAAGATCAAGAACCATCTTGCTCTGACAAACTTGACGCAGGGGAAAGCCGTTCGGCATGACATTGACGTTCTCATCAACATGGTGAACGTCGTGGAAGCCCTGTACCGCTTGGGTTTTGGTAAGGAGTACGCAGAAGAAGTAAAGGCGGGACTTGATGCCCTGCATGCGGTGGCTGTGCGAGGTAAAGACACCAACCGCTTTATTCTTCGGTCTGACGAGATGAACGCCTTGAACCTCATCTGCGAACTGCATGACGCTCAACTGGAGGTCATCACCGTCAAGGACTTGGACAACGCGATTGACCTAGTGGACAAGGAACGCCGAGCCAAGAAAATGCGTCCAGTGATAAACCTAGCGGAGCAAAAACCATGAAGAAAACGATGGGCAAGCGCAAAGTTAGCGAAGATGCTGCAAGGCATTGGATTACAGGCATGCGCTCGATAGCCCGTCAAGTACCGATCAGCCCGTTTCACCTCGCCGCCGCTGACGATATGGAGAGAATGCTGGAGGAACTGTTAGAGTTACGAAAGCAGATAAAAGAACTAAACGAGGTTACCGAATGAATATCACATGGTCTTACTCATCGCTCAAGACCTTTGAGCAGTGTCCAAAGAAGTACTTCCACTTAAAGGTGGTCAAGGATGTCAAGGACGAGGGCAGCGAAGCCACGCTGTACGGGCAAGAGTTGCACAAAGCGGCTGAGGACTACCTCAAGGAAGGCACCCCCATCCCGCCTAAGTTTGGCTACATCCAAGACACTGTGGATGTCATCAAGAACATTCCGGGCGAGAAGCACTGCGAACTCAAACTGGGTGTCAGGAAGACGGACACTGGCTACGAGCCTTGTGGTTTCTTTGACAAGGATGTTTGGTGGCGGGGCATCGGTGACGTGATTGTGGTACAGGACGAACTGGCTTTCTCCTTGGATTACAAAACCAGCAAAAACGCCAAGTACGCAGACCTCAAGCAGTTGGACATCCTTGCCGCTGCCTTGTTCACGCACTTTCCCCAGATCAAGAAGATCAAGTCTGCCTTGGCTTTCGTGGTCAGCAATGAGTTTGTCCACAAGGAGCACTTTGCCGAGATGCGGGACTCTTACTTTGCAGCGTTTGAGCCGGACCTAGACCGGCTTGCTACTGCTCAAGAAACAGGAGTGTGGAACACGAACACCGGGCCTTTATGTAAGTTCTGCCCCGTCGTATCATGTGAGCATAACCGCAAGCGATAGGAGGCGACCATGCCATACGTTAACAAACCCAGACCATATAAAAAAGAGTACGAGCAGTACCAAGGTACCGAAGAACAAAAGAAGAACCGCGCCACGCGCAATGCTGCCCGCCGCAAGGCAATACAGGCTGGCAAAGCGACCAAAGGCGACGGCAAAGATGTGCACCACACCACGGCTCTGTCCAAGGGTGGTAGCAACAAAGGCAAACTACAAGTCATTTCGGCAGCGAAAAACCGTTCGTTCAAACGTGATGCAACGAACAAACTCGTTTCCGAAGTAAGTCCAAGAGAGCGAAAGAGTGCAAATCGTCGATAACAAAGTACTGCTGCTACAAACTAAGCAGCCACATCCGATCACTGAGCAGATCAAAAAGAGCGCAGTCCTCTCACAAGATGACGGTGTCTATGAGGTCGCGGTCAACTGGGGATTGAAAGAGGCACAAGCCCTTGCACGGTTGGGTATCAAAGATGCCCCATCGCCAATCCTGCGCGACTACAAGTGGACTGGCAAACTGACTCCGTTTGCCCATCAGAAAGAGACCGCTTCTTTCTTGACTCTCTACCCCAAAGCCTTTTGCTTCAACGAGCAAGGCACGGGCAAAACAGCATCCGTCATCTGGGCGGCTGACTACCTGATGAAGATAGGGCGCGTGAAGCGTGTGCTTGTTCTGTGCCCTCTGTCTATTATGAAATCAGCATGGCAGCAGGACTTGTTCAAGTTCGCCATGCACCGTTCCTGTTCTGTTGCTCACGGGGATGCTAAGACTCGCACCAAGGTTATCAACGCAGGTTCGGACTTTGTCATCATCAACTTCGATGGGCTGGCTGTCGTCAAACAAGCAATCCTCGACGGGGGCTTTGACTTGATCGTGGTTGATGAAGCCAACGCATACAAGAACCCGCAGACCAACCGCTGGAAAGTGCTCAAAGATGTCGTCGCCAAGGCTGACTGGCTTTGGATGCTGACAGGCACTCCGGCTGCACAGTCTCCGCTAGACGCATACGGGCTGGCAAAACTGGTTAACCCTGATGGCGCACCCAAGTACTTTGGTCAGTTCCGTGACCAAGTGATGTACAAGGTGTCACAGTTCCGGTGGCTACCTAAGCCCCAAGCACAGGGAGTAGTGCACAAAGTCTTGCAACCTGCCATTCGGTTCGAGAAAGATCAGTGCCTTGACCTACCCGAGTTGACATTCGTTGAACGCGAAGCGCCCTTGACGCCGCAGCAGGTGAAGTACTACCGGATGCTCAAGAAGCAGATGACAATCAGCGCCGCTGGCGAAGAAGTCACAGCAGTCAACGCAGCGACCAACATCAACAAGTTGTTGCAAATCTCAGGCGGTGCGGTCTACACCGACAACCGTGAAGTCATCGAGTTCGATGTATCCAATCGAATACAGGTCATCCTCGAAGTCATCGAAGAAGCCTCCCACAAAGTGCTGGTCTTTGTACCGTTTACGCACACCATCGAGTTGCTCCGCGAAGTGCTGGAGAAGAACAACATCTCGTGCGGTGTCATCAACGGGCAAGTCAGCGTCAACAAACGCAGTGAGTTGGTCAAAGACTTCCAAGAAAAAACTGACCCCCATGTGCTCATCATTCAGCCACAGGCCGCCTCTCATGGCCTTACGCTTACCGCAGCAGACACAATTATTTGGTACGCCCCCGTCACAAGCGTGGAGACCTACCTGCAAGCCAACGCCCGAATCAACCGTCCGGGTCAGAAGAACGCGATGACCATCGTGCACATCAAAGGCAGCGAAGTTGAGAGCAGACTCTACGGCATGCTCCAGAACAACATAACGAACCACGAAAAAATTGTGGACTTGTATCGCCAAGAAATTTCAAACGACGTTTGACAAAGTCAAAAGTTGTGTTATACTGGCATCTCAAAAGCAAGAAGGAGCGACTTTATGACCGAAACAGAATTGACCATTGACGAACTTGTAGGCATCTACCTCAAGATTCGCACTGCCATCGAAGCAAAGGAAGAGCAGCACAAGGCTGAACTGCAAGAACTGAAAGATCAGTTCGATGTGGTCGGCAACAAGTTGCTTGAAATCTGCAACGAGCAGAACATGGACAGCATCAGAACACCAGTAGGAACAATCTCTCGCCGGGTGTCGTCACGGTACTGGACGAGCGATTGGGATTCGATGTATCAGTTCATCAAGAACAACGATGCACCTTTCCTATTGGAGCAACGAATCCACAATTCCAACATGCGACAGTTCTTGGAGGACAACCCAGACAAGTTTCCGGCTGGGCTTCAGAATGAGCGCAAGTACACCGTGCAAGTCCGTAAACCAACTGCCAAGTAAGGAGCGACTATGGATGAGAAGCAACTGGAGTTGCAGGCGCGGGTGACTGCGCTACAACTCGCAATTCAAGTAGTGGGGGCAACCCCTGAGCAGGTCGTGCAGTACGCACAGACTTTTTACGAATTTCTCAAAGGAGCAAAGTAAATGGGCAATCTCGCCATCTTCAAACAACAAAACGCCGTCGCCGTCTCGGGCAACCGTCAACTGAGCGACCTCGCCAAATCACTGGCAACTTCTACGACCTCGCGTCGTATCCAGACCAACACCAACGGTACGTTCAAGCGCATCGTCAATGGTGAGCAGATCGGCAACGCCGTGCGTGGTGAAATCAACGTC